CCGTTGAGCGTCTGATTCGCCCGCGCATCAAGGTGTTGATTGATCTTATCCGCCACGCGATCCAGCGTAAGCCCTTTGCGCTCAGCGACTTCCTGAAACTTGCGCCGCATCTCATCGGGAGCAAGCAGCTTGAACGGAGCCTGGCAGGCTACGACGCCGAAACCTGCTTCTTTAGCGGCCTGTGAGCCGGTTTTCCCGTCTAATATGCCTTCGATCATTCTAACTCTTTTGGATTCAAGGGTTAGCTCTCTTAGGGTGACGGAGTCTTGAATAAGAGATTCATTGTGTCCCATGAGATCAAAGTATAGCAAAGGGGGAAACTAGGAGGGGGAGTATTTCGAGAGTGGATCGTATGGAAGTCAAGGAAAGCGCATGGATTAGCGGGTGATTCGCATAGTTGAAAATAAATACATATTACTACTTGACATAATGCGAGTGGTGCGACTAGTATCGTGTTTATCAGGTCACCAACCTGAATAGGAGACGGGAACAGATGACATTGGAAAATCAGATTTACACCGTTGTTGGAGTTCTTACCTCTTGCGTATTCTTGGCCATCATGATTCTCACGTTTCATCAGTAACCACGCACCATTCACCCGCAGTCCGCTAACACTAGGAGAGACGCAAATGAAACTGACAGACAAGCAGCTCGCAGACGCCAAGTTCTTTTTCCCTGAGGGATCAACCGTATATTGCATACTTCGTAGCCGTTCACGCTCTGGCATGAGCCGTGAAATAGGGCTTGTGATCTTCAAGGATGGTGCGGAGTTTGGGCAGTTGGATCGCGTCGTGTACCACCCGAACCATCTCGCTTCTGAGCTTTCAGGCGAGCGCGTCAACAAAGCCGGTGAGGGTCTGGTTGTTCGCGGTTGCGGGATGGACATGGGTTTCCACCTTGTCTCAAATCTGGCAATCGTGATCTATGGGCGGTCGGATGCGTTACGCCACGTTTGGCTATAGGCCGAAACGCGGTGCAAGGCGCGTCTAGCGGTTTTGCCGCTACTGAGGATGGCCCAATGACTAGCGCACTCTTGTTTCCCGAAATGGCCGCTCCACCCGGCTTCGACTTCCCCCAACCGTTGAGTGAGAAGTACCGCCCCACACGCATTGCAGAGTTTGCGGGACTCACTGAAACGAAACGCACTTTGCTTGGATTCGTGAGCAATCCGCGCTCAATTGGCCTGTTGTTTTCTGGCCCTGCCGGTACCGGAAAGACTTCGATGGGAATAGCCCTGGCGCGTGAGCTTTCTGGATTCCTACACCACGTCCCGGCGGGACTCTGTACAGTCGATAGGGTGAGAGAACTGGCATTCTCCTGCTCATACTATCCGCCGGTTGGATTCAAGAAGCATGTGATCCTGATAGATGAGGCGGACACCATGAGCCAAGCTGCTCAACTGGCATGTCTGTCCTACCTTGACGGAACTGCCACGATTCCAGACACAATCTGGATTTTCACTTGCAACTCAACAGAGCGGTTTGCGGATCGCTTTCTGTCCCGGTGCCGCAACCTGCCATTTAGCACCTATGGGATTCAATCTGACGCGGCTAAGCTGCTCGAAAGGGTCTGGACTGCGGAGACGGCAAGCGATGCCCCAAACTTCGCCCGCATCATCAAGGAAAACAACGGGAATATCAGAGCCGCGCTGTCAGTGCTGGACTCGAAACTAGATGCGTCCCGCGCCTAGTTGTGATACTTTGCGGACTGGAGGTACTACGAATATGGAAGATACAATCAAAGCTCAAGCGGTTATGACCCGGACGATTCACCGCGCCGCGATGGTGAAGTGTGCAACCGATGCCATCTCCCTGGGTCACTACATCGGGACGCTCATCGCCAAAGACCTGGGACTCGAACCGCCGGCACTCCCACAAAGAGGACGGCCAAAGTCAGGATGAGCGGTGGATACTTGAAAATTAGGGGATTTATATACTTGAGTCCCTAGACTCCTAACACTGCCCGCACGACCAGTCCAAACATCTCATCCTTGAGCCGTTGATTCTCTGGCAGATCACCGTAGGGTACGAAGCATGGGTGCTCCTTCGTTTCTGGATTCTTGACGGGGCCATACTTCCATCCGGTCGCCGCCTTCTCAGCCAGCCATCCTTCGTGGGATTGCTCAGGCGTAGTCGAAGGATTAGCGGCGATCATCTGAACGCCCTTTACTGCGCTGATCTTCTGCCACGCAGGGGAGTCCGCCCACTTTGGTTGAGAGTTATCGCCTAGAGCCAAGCAAAGCACTCTATTCGCTTCGTGAGCCGCATATGCTGCCCGGTCGTGAATCACTTTGTCCATGTTCAAATTCTCCTTTTTACTGGTTCTATTTCTAGGGACTCAAGTATATAAATCCCCATGTAAACGCCTGGAATCATCTTCATTGCTGACGCTCCAGCGCCCGGAGAGCCATGCGGATCACGCCGGTAGGGTTCAGGCCAAGCCGCTTCTTGAGCGCGTCCAGAATCGCCAAGTCCTCCTTGCTGAGTCCTAACCCGATGCGCCTTTCGGTCGTTTTCATGATCTAAGCATAGAGCATAAACTAAATTCACGCAAGACCTATTTTATGCTTGACATATTCCTTATGCTCCTGTACTCTCTGTATATCGGATAACCAATCCGAGGGGGAGAGAGAAAATGAAATGTACAGGAGATGCCCCATGGAAAATCACCATCGACACCGCAATCGAAGCCCCACTCGGAGAGAGAAAAATGGTCACACTCAAAAGCGGTCGCATTAGTGAGAAAGATACGCAGGATGTCGAGGCTGGAAGCCTGATTATCTATGAGCCGTGGAACTCCGCGATGCGAATCGCCGTAGTTGAATCGATCACGCCGGGAGGATTCATCAAGGTCAACGGCAAGCTCTTCCGCCCTAACGGCAGCGAACGCGCCAGTTATGGATATGTCCGCATCTGGCCCTTCAGTGAGAAGCGATTAGAGAATGATCGCATCCGCCGCGCTCAGGCACAGCGACGGATAAAAGTAGAAAATGCCAACCTTCGGGCCTCCAATCAGGAGCAGATCGACAAGCTGTATGCCGCCATGTGCGAGTGCGGCGTAATCGTGGATTAGCGCGAGACAACGACTTCGAACCATTAGGCGTTTTCGCAATTGATCCGAAGGAGAGTCAATGAACGCAATCCTTCCAAAATCCGATCGATTCGGCGAACTTGAGCTCATCGAGGTCTTTGAGTATTACGATGGTCCAAAACTCTTTGCGTGCAGGAATCTGGTCGGACAGATTCTCTTCGCACTCTGGAACGGCTCTGATCGTGATAATGATTCCTATTGGATTGTCTCGGTCAGTAACGAAAGATTCTCTATGATTCGCTCCGGGGGCATAGGGCTTGATCGGGCCTTTTTAGAGCCAGAGCTCGGGTTCGTCTATTGGTGTCTGGTCACAGCTGCCAATGGGGACACGAGGGTGGCTCTGATACTCCCCCAGCAGCTTGACCGGGAGCTCTTGCCGGAACCCGGCCAATTTCTGAAACTCAAAACTCAGACCGGCATCCACCCACACTATGACCCGCCCACGCTGGGTGAGGTCTTCTTCCAGTTCCTGGCTATTTGCTTCTTCATAGGCATGGTCATTCTTGCACTAGCAGCGCTATGAAAGGGAAAGCAATGGGAATTACATACTTGATTATCGCACATGCTATGTGTCTTGGACAACAATCAGCGGCGGTCATTCGCGAAGTTCTGCACCTTGCGTGCAATCTCACGATGGTACCGCGCCGTATCCTCAGCGGCGGACTCAGCCTCGATGTATCCGATTGGGGGATCGCGCTCGACCTTCAAAGCCTGTAGTTCCCGCCAGATCGTGTTGCGATGCACTCTCAGGAGTTCAGCCGTGCGGCACTGATTGCCGCCAGTCCGCTCCATTGTGATCTGCATCCGCATGGGCCTATCGCGCATCGCCTGCTCCCTCCATGGGAGGGAGCTCGCGGCACTCTCCAAAGCGGCAACTTGGCCCCACAATTCCATCTAAGCTCCACCAGTCCAATCCCCGCTTGAAATCAGGATCGCCGCAGAGCACGCAGCAGGTTTTGCGCGGGTCAGAATAGCCGCCTGACCGCAACAGTTCGACAGTGCGCGGAGTGCCCAACTTGACAGACTCGCTGGCCCAGTATTCCCACGTCACCATGGGCAGACGCGGAAGATCGCGGACATACCGGATGAGCTGAGCGAGCGCCTGAAATCCAGTGCCACCGGTCGATCTCTGGCGATACCCGAAAGACGGCCAATCGCCACCTTCCCGCAGTCGAGCAGGAAAATCATACTTCGGCGGTTGGCGGCGATGGTCCCAGCACATTCGCAATTCCTTGGTTCGATAGAGAAGCACTCCCGGCGCTACAGTGTCCAGCACAAGGTTGGCAACGCCGATGCGATATTCAACTTGGCGTTTCTGTTCAGAAGCGATCATCGTGCATCTCCTCCTGTTTCCATGATCGCCGCCAACTTGCCTGCGATTCCGGCGGCGATGATCCTTTCCATGTGAACCGCAAGCAACTGTTTCAGGTGGGGCCGCTCTCCCTTGGCCGCCATGATCTGAGCGGTCGCACAAGCTACCGTCGAATCCCTTTCGTATGTCGTGTATCCCACTGAGCGGAAGTGTTCCACCAGCACCCGAATCCGCATTCGATACTCAAACGCCTCTTGCTCCAGCCGCGCCTGTTGTGCCTCACGGATAGCTCTGGGATCGCGTCGCGCATAGTACATGTCCTTGAATGTCAGATTCACCGCCGCCAAAACATCGTCGGACTCGCATCCCGCGAAGCAGTGGACGGAACACCGCTCCTTGCCTGCATAGATTGCCAGCGTCAAGGACTTCCCGCCGTGGACAGGGCACCTGGCACGCCATACCTTCCCTTCGCGCCGGGATCGCTCGAACAGTCTGGCCAAGTCCTCAGCCTGCACTCGCCACCGCCGATTCTTCTTTGGCCTTCGATTTTGCGAACTTGATCCTGCAATGCCGGTCGAACATCTCTATGTCGTAATTCGTCGGCCCGCGCTCCTTCTTTAGTTGATTAGGCCACACACCAAACTTCTCTTTGTACCTGTGCGCCGCCCAGCCCTCGCTCCGATTCCGCTGGTGCGCCAGCGTCAAGAACCCTGAATACCACTCCTGCTTCTCGAACATCGAGAACGCTAGTGCCGGGTCTTTCTTCTTCTTTTTTCCAGTGAACTCTACAAGCTGCCCCGGAACGGTTTCCACGGTTGTGGATGCGAATACCATCGCCCCGCAGGCCGGACACTGGCGATGGTTTGCTGGTATCAGCGCATTGCATCGGTCGCACTTGCGGGGCTTAGCAGGCTTCTTGTCCTCTTCGTAGGCTTCGCCCTTCTCTTGCTTCGTGCGGCGGTCTAGGCGGTCGTGCAGGATGTCCGTGACCATGCCCAACCGCAGGGTGTTGCCAGCATGGTCTAGGATCGTCAACACCTCTTTGCCGGGGGCAGTACGCAGTCCGCGCCCTATCTTCTGGACATGGCGTATCTCTGAGCGCGTGGGCGAAGCGTCTATGATGCACCTCACATCCTCGTCTACCCCGGTCGTCAGACAGCCCACCGATGCGATGATCTTGTTTCGCCCGCGCCGGAAGTCCCCAAACTCTTTCTCCCGATACTCCCGGCTCGTGTTGGCGTCGATATACCCGCACCCCACCCCTAGGCTCTCGAATTCATCCCGTAGGCTCTTTGCGTGGTTCCTGTCCACCGCAAACAGGAACGTCGGCATCCCGTCGCACCGCTCTTGCCATGTCGCGACCACATCGGCAACGATTCGCTTCTCCCCCATGATGGCCGATGAACTAGCTTCGGTGAACTCGCCATTCTGTACCTTGAGTTTGGAGAAGTCCGCCTCAGCCATCGGCGCGAAAATCACGAACGGACTCAGGTGGCTTTCCTCGATCAGTTCCGAGACGGTCGCCGCGATGATGAGCTTCGTCCACCGCAGGCCCATCCCCTTGGCCCACGGCGTAGCTGTCAGCCCAATCACATACTTGTCTCTCCACTCGTCTGAGTCCATGCGCTCGTTGAGCTTCTCAAACCCCAAATGGGCTTCGTCCACGATGACCATATCGACTTCCGGCAACGGACGCCGGATGAGGGTCTGCACCGATGCAATCTGGACTTGTGCGCCCCAGTCTGTGCGCTCATGGTTCGCCTGGATCACGCCGATGTCCGAGATTCCCTCATCCTCGAATGACTTGAGCGTCTGGTCTACCAGTGTGATCGCTGGACAGGTGAACAGGGGACGCTTGCCCTTCTGCACCGAAGCTTCGATCAGGTGGGCTGCCAGCAGGGTCTTTCCGAATCCGGTCGGCGCTTGGACGATGATGCGCTTATGGCCCTCCCGAATCGCCTTCCGGATGGATTCGATTGCAGCGGCCTGTCGCGGTCTTAGAGGTCGGAGGGACTTCCATTTCGTCTGGTCGAATAAACCTTTCATTTTCTAGCCCTTATACGATTGGCGTTTTTGCACTTCCGAGCAGCCGAGGCCTTTTGGGGACATCTATGGCTTTAGTAAAAAAATGGATGTTCCGCTATGCGTGGTCACTATCGGCGAAGCGCTACCCCCGCCGCGTTTCACCCGTCACACTGATCCTTGAACCCCTGTTTTCAGTGGGCGACTGGTATTCCAGCCGGGATATGCGCCTAAAGCCACCCCCCATGCAGAATTCCACTCTGCATGAAGCTTTGGAAGAGACATTCGCGGAAGTCCGCCGAGACGCGCGTCTGCGAAAGCTTTCAAACCCGAATTGTGGGAGGAAATTTGCATATTCTTCGTCTAAGCATCCTCAGAGTACCGAATGTCGTCTATACTGTCAATGCGGGGTGAGCCGCGCACCCCTTCTCTCTTCGTCTAAGCAACGCGAGAGACTCCCCCGCACCCTCCCTCTCAGCCCCCTCGGTCAAAAGCCCTTGGGGGCTGTGGTGTCTAGGTGAGTTTTACGCAATCCGCCAAGCGGAACACGATCCCACGGCAGTATTTGTCGCCGTCCTCGACAACATCGAAGCACTCATGTGGAATGTCCGTTTTGTATGTCCACGAGTATTCGCCGTCGCACCACACCGACTCAATCTCGCGGCCAGTCCCTTCGATAGCGAAGTAGGCTTTCAGGGCGTCCTTGTCGCCCTTATCCACTTCATCGAAGCCCCCAATCAAGCCGTTCGGCCCAATCTCAAACTTCCCTGGCCCTCCGATCTTGTCTTGGAAAGCCCCATAGAACTCTACGAGGTCGTCCGAGCCCCCGCAGATAACCACTAAGCCGCTCTCCTTGGCTTGGATCGCCAAAGCTTTCGGAACATCAAACGGATATTCCGACCCCTCCAACTGACTCGCCAGTTCTTTAGGTGTCATGATGCATGTCCTTTGTGCGACATCCTCCGTCGCCGGTTAGGGGGCTGTGGTGTGTTTAGGGCACCATATGGCAATGTGCCCCATATGGGACTCCTTTCTCGCCACATTTCGGACAGGTTTCGTCTGTGTCGCCTTCCTCTTCGATGGGAGCGTCAGACTCCATCGCCCACTCTTCGCAGTAGCAATCCCCGCAGTTCGGGCACTCGTTGCAGTCTGGGCATATATCAAATCGGCAACGATCACAAAACTCCGACATCCCTCTTCCTCCTCACACAGACCGCACTTCTCTGTCGCGGATCATAAAGCCATTCTCGCGCCATCTCGTATTTCCAATGTGGTAGGTCTGGCACAGTGGGCACCTGTAGACCTTCAGCCATCGCTTATCGTCCTTGCGGTCAGGTAGAGCTTCTGCATCGCGCCGAGCCTCATCCGGGTCGTCATATTGGGCCTTCCCTTTGCACCCCCGCACCATGCGGGTACGCTCCAGAGCCGAAAGGTGAGCATAGGGCACGCGCCATATCTGGCAAGCGGCTCGCCACTCCTTCGCCCGCATCCGTTTCACTCAACCACCTCCATTGTCGTTGCGATCCGGACGGTCTGCGTTGTTTCGTTGAATTACTTCTTGATTGACCCGCGCCGTGGCGTGGCAAAAACTATCTTGTAGCAGGCGATGGCTTTGAGACCAAGATAGGGTGAAGAATGCTCCCACGGATCACGGCTTGATTTCCGGCTGATGGGCTTGTTGCAGTGTGTACACGTCGCTGTCATTGTGGTGCGCTCCTTAGCCGCCTTCATTTCGCCGCCTTTCTGTACTTGCGTCGGGACAGCAACTCGCGCATCACTGAGTCCATGGATCGGGTCTTGAGTGGCGCTCCCGGATACGTGCAATTGAATGGGGGCCGGAACTGGACGATAAGGAATTCCTCCAGCCAGCGCAAAAACTCCACATCCGGCGGGCAGGTAGTGTATTCGCACCGGAGCAAAAACTGTCGAAGTCTAAGGTTTGAGTTATGAGTCATCAGCCTTCTTCTAAGTTGAAGGGTGCGCCCTATATACAACAGTTTGCCATTCCCGTAAATGCTGTAGACGGCAGGGACATCGGGCACATGATACCAATGGCTCATTTCGCAACCGCCGTCCTAATCGCGGCCCGGATCGCCGCTGCCGTGGATACCGGCCCTTGAGAGACTGCCATTTGCGCTTTTAGCGTGGACAGCAGCTTCTTATCTTCGGGCGTGAGGTCGATGCTGAACTTCGTAGTCTTCGCCATGAATCTAATAATAGCGCGGGTGCAGGAATTATGCAAACACTATTATTTTCCCCTTGACAAGCGCCGCGTCCTGATTTACCTTTGCTCTTGTCATCAACCCACCGGGCCAGCGACAGCCGAGGCGACAGCGAACACCCAAGGGGAGATGCGATCTTATACGGCGAGGTTTTTACGATGACACACTTTCCGAAGCAAATCCACATAACTCGCGAGAACGAGGATCAGGAGGGCTATTGGCAGGTGACAGAAGGCGACAGCGCGGAATCTGCCCTCAGGTCCACAGCTAAGACTAGGGTGGCGACCTATGAACTCAAGGAAGTCAAAGAGGGAAGGCTAGAGCCGGTCTTCTCTACGATCATCGGCTAACGACGTTTCACCCGGCGGCTCAGCGGATACCATCAATCGCCATCCCGCCAAGAAATGAGGGAACTATGCAATTCGAGTATCCGAGGCGAAAACTAGGAGAGTCGTCCGCTCAACATCGTGGGCGGCAGAAGCGATCTCTGAATGAATGGAATGACTCTCTCAAGTTGGAGTTAGGAGAGATCGTCCGGGTCGGGAATCACATTTACAGATGGGACGGCAGGTTCAATCGCGTATGCCCTTCGGTTATTCGCCGCGCCGATGAGGAGGATGTGCAAAAACTCCTTGTTCGAGAGGCCAAAGCAAAAGAGGCAGAGAGGTGGCGGGCCGAAAGGGATGCATTCTTAGCACTGCCCCATGTGCGCGATGCGCGGGCCATTGCATACGCTCTTGAGGATGATGGTCTCGGCAATGTCATCGACCGCCTAACCCCGTCCGAGTGGAGCGAACTCCGCAGTAAGTTGGAACTCAATGCACGCTCCTGACTTCACCGGCAAGAAGGCCCGCCAGAACCGCGCTGCGGACAACCTGCTACGCTTTGCCATCGTCGCGGGAATTCTTTCGTTACTGGGGATGATGATATGAAGCATGTAATCGTGATCCGGGCCGTGCTTCATCCTGAGCAGGTTCAACGTATAATCCGCTATCGCCGCAAACACATGAGATGTACAACGCTCCTGAATGGAAGGATGGGCTATGACCGACCTACACGAAACCACCGCGATCCAATGCAACCAATGCGGCGAACCGTTTGAGATCGAGCCACCCGCACCAGACTATCCGCAGGAAGAAATCATCGTCCAGGTGGAGTGCGATAAGGGCAAGTTCTGCTGTGAGCCGTGCCGCGCCCAAGCGATGTATGAAGCGCAGGATGAGGATGGACGCAAGGCGCTGCGGCGGATGTATCTTGGACTGCGGTTAGTGCTGGAGAATCGTCGGGACGTGAACGAGATATTCAGCGCATGGGACATTGGCCCCGTTATTGACGGCGACCCAGCGGCAATGACGGCACTTTCTCCCGAGGGCGGTGTGCATGGCAAGGAAGGCCCGGAGGACGAGTGCGAATCCCTCCTGATGCCAGCGGGGGCCCGCAAGCTCATCTGGAATGGATTGTGGAAAGGGCGCTTCGCGGCGACACTGGAGCTGGTGCGGGCCGAGCAGATGGATGCCACCTATCTGGGCGAGGTGTACAAGGCCGAGGTGGTCGCAGTGGCGAAGAAGAAGCTTGCCGATGCTGAGGCGGCTTTTAAGGCGCTGGAAGAGCTTAGGAGTGTGATGGAATGAGTCGATACACCAGGTAGTCGCCTTCATCCATCGCGAGGAGTACTACGACCGTGACAACGAAGACGTGAAAGGCAAAGCCGAGATCATCATCGCCAAGCAGAGGAACGGCCCAACCGGAACGTTCGAACTGGCGTGGATGGAAGAGTTGACAAGGTTTGAAAATTTGGCAAGAGAGTTCTAAGAACTGGAGGCTCCAACCAATGATCGACGCACAGAGCTATATCAACCAAAACATGCCGCTGCCCGCTGGACTCACGACAACCGGCAACCTGTACAACCTCTGGTCGTACGCGCACCCGCTGCCCGCTGGACTCACGACAACCGGCAACCTGTACAACCTCTGGTCGTACGCGCACCCGCTGCCCGCTAGACTCACGACAACCGGCAACCTGGACCTCGGGTCGTACGCGCACCCGCTGCCCGCTGGACTCACGACAATCGGCAACCTGTACCTCGGGTCGTACGCGCACCCGCTGCCCGCTAGACTCACGATAACCGGCAATCTGTACAACCTCGGGTCGTACGCGCACCCGCTGCCCGCTGAGTGGCAGGCGTAGACCTGACGGAGATGCTGCAAGGGAGTATGTCAAGCCATGATCCGACCGCGCAGCAAGCCCCGCAGAGGTCAGCCGACAAAAGCGGAGAAGGCTGCGATCCGCGAACAGGTCTATCGAGAGTCTGGCGGAAAGTGTGAGATTCGCAAGCATCCGCAATGTAATCGTTCGGTCATGCCGGGAGAGGGAGATGTACGCCGGCGCTGGCATCTCGTCCACCTGAAGTCCAAGCGGGTGCATGGATGGGATCGAGAGAATTTGTGCGGCGGCTGTTATTGGTGTCATATCGAGTTTCTTCACAGGGGCGGGAAGCCTTGCCCACCAAAGGAGTAGCGCTATGCCGGATGAGATTATCAGCCTCAAGTGGGGGACGCTCAAAGGATGGAACAATATCCACACCGATGCAGCTATGGCTTTGTTGCAGAAATACCACGAGATAGGAGTTTCGTTTGGTGCGATGTCTCAGAAGGACACACCCGAACAAAAGCAGATATTGGTTGATCTGGTCAGCCTTCCCGGCATGACAATTTACCTCGATTGGGATGGGAAGTATGTGTCCCAGACCGAGGCGGTTGAGTACCTCAATAATTACGGCAAGGAGCAGCGCAATGTCTGAACTAGCTATACAGGTAGGCCCATGGGAGCTACTCGCCCAATTGGTGAACAAGACTACCGACCCGCAAGCTGCGATGGAGATTGCGAAGCAGGTCGTGGCACTGCAAACCCAGCAGGAGAGCTTGCGCCAGAGCTATGAGCGGTTCGAGTGGGAGAAATTGGATCGGCAGGCGCGAGTCGCCTTCGCTGAAGCGTTCGAGCAGTTCAAGCGTGACGCCCCCAAGATTCTGAAGACGAAGCATGTCCAGTTCCCAAGCAAGAAAGAAGGGGAGAAGGGAACAAGCTATTGGCATGTCGAGCTAGACAAGGCGTGCGATCTGCTCATCCCCGCGCTGCTCAAGGTGGGGCTCACGCATCGGTGGAAGTCTACCGATATGTCAGGAGGCTATACCCGCGTCACCTGCTACCTGCGGCACCGCCTAGGCTACGAAGAAGAGGGCGCATCGTTGGCTGGCCCTGCCGACCAGAGCGGCGGCAAGAACCCTATTCAGGGCGTAGGTTCATCATCATCCTATCTGGAACGGTATACGTTTCTCGCCTCTGTTGGCATTGTCGCGACTGGCAAAGACGATGACGGGGACGGCGGCGGCGGCATCACCAATGAGCAAGCGGCTACCCTGATAGAAGCCATCAAGTCTCAGGGAGAACCAAAAACGGTTATGGGGGCGTGGACGGTGGCTATCGGGGATGCCAAAAAAACAACACCACCCGACTACAAGGCCATGACGCTATTCACGGAAGCGCGGGATGAGCGTCTGAAGGAACTGAGGGGTGGCAAATGAGCCGAATCATCCGTTGCACGCAAGGCGATGATCTATGGCAGGTAGCTCGGATTGGCAGACTGACAGCCTCGAATACCGACACACTCCTAGCGCCCTCCACGACGCGCCAGTCCACTCGCAAGGGCATCGTGTGCCCAGCTGGTACCGAAGCCCAGGAACTCGCGGAATATCGCAAGAAACTCATCGTGGAGCGCATCTATGGGCGTGCAGTAAATAATGTCACGACGCAGTACATGAAAGACGGAAGCGACCGTGAGCCGTTCGCTCGGATGCTGTATGAGGCCGACACGCAAGAGGCTGTGACGCTGGCGGGCTTCGCCTTGCATCCTGACTGGGATTGGTATGGCGCATCACCTGACGGCCTTGTAGGCGACGACGGGGGCGTGGAACTGAAGTGCCCTTCGGAGATGACCCACGACGGCTATGCGGCCAACCTGGACTCCCTGGTAGCGGAGTATAAAGGGCAGGTGCTTGGCAACCTGGTCTGTTTTCCGGCCCGTCAGTGGTGGGACTTGGTGAGTTTCCAGCCATACGCTCCCGACCCCCTAAAACTGCTCAAGGCTCCGCGTTTCCATCGCTCAGACTGGCAAGAGACAATCGACCTGATCGAAGCCAAGACAGAGGAGTTGAACACTCAGGTTGAGGCCGAGATCGCTAAACGCGGCTTGCCGCCTACTCGATGGAGTGTGATGCCAGACACCCAAGCGAACGGTCGTCCGGCGCGGGCAGAACCAACGCTAAACGACAAGCTCCGCGCCTCACTGGCGGACGATTCCCTCATCACCGACGACGATATTGAATGGATCACAAAACAGCACGCGGAGCATGGGGAGGGCAAGTAGCATGGCGAAGGTGCCCGCAAAGAAGAGCGAGGGCGAAGAGACTCTCCTCTTCCACATCCGGCAATATCTATTGCCCGAACCGGAGCGCGAGTACAAGTTTCTCGCCAACAGGAAGTACCGCTTTGACCTTGCATGGCCAGACGCAATGATTGCGGTCGAAGTAAATGGTGGAACGGCGTTCGGCAAGTCCAGGCACAGCAGGGGCGAGGGGATCGAAGAGGATTACAGGAAGTTCAACCGCGCCGCTCGAATGGGGTGGGCCGTCTATCATTTTACGACCGCGCAGGTGAAGTCCGCCGAAGCTATTGATTTTCTAAGGGAGGTCTTCAAGTGAACTATGGCGACCAGAGCGGCGTTGTATATGCCTATTCTGTTGAGGTTCGCACCACTTTTCCATGCCTGCTTCAAGCTTCGGAGGGGAATGGAGGCTGCATTCAATGTCGGCTAGTGAAGGTGCGCGTGGAGTATTCGCTGAAATCTACCGCCGAATCGGTCGGGGAGCCGATCCAGTTAGCCGAGATGCATCGGGACGCAAAGTTTGAGAAGCTGGCAGTGCCCGCTATAGGAGGTGGGAAGTGACAGAAGAGGAACGAAGAGAGAAACACATCGGGCGTTACATGGCGCGATGCGTCCACTTCAACGGCATCCAGAATGAGTCCTGCGAGGCTGGGGTGAACTACGAGGAGATGCGCGGCGAGAAAATAGGCTGCTTGCCATGCTTCTCCGATGAGCCTACACCCTTGGTTTGCGATAAGCGTTCGCTCCCGACGCGCGAGCAAGCTGAGGCGCACGAGACAGAGGTTGCGAACGCTTGTCGCAACTTCTCTTTGGCATCGTCGTGGGCGGCGCGTAGAGCAGCCATTGTTTTGGGCTTCGGGAAGAAAGCCGGTGGCCAGAGTTCTCTCGCTTGCCCTGCTTGCGGGACTGGCCAGATTCGCTACAGCGTGGCCTCCTACAACGGCCACATGCAGGCTAGGTGTACGACCGCAGGATGTGTAAGTTGGATGGAATGACCCCACTCAAGTACGCGCTGCTAGGAGGTAGATGATGAAGCATGAAGAAACATATTTCTACGTCAAGCCTTTTCAGCCCACAGGCCCGCTGACGCAATGGCTGAAGACTCGCCGCGAGATCTTCGCGGGTACAGTGCCACTTGATGGACTCCAGATCGCGCCGGATAAGCCTTACAAGCCGAGTCCAGGCGGTGATGTAGGTATCCCAGATGGAGAGCGCCAGTTCGCAGGCCCGTTCATCAGCTCGCTGCTCAGTGTCGAGACAAGTCCAGCACAGATCACAGTCAGGGGCCGCTACTCTTGCCTCTACGATCCTGCGACCGACCTGACCACATGCAAGAAGGAGGAGCCTAAGCCATGAGCCACACACCGAAAGAGAGAGTGTTGGAGAAATATCCTGATGCCTTCGTTGAGCAAGCAGTCGACGCGAACCTGTGGATGATCCGCCGTGAGTCCCATAGCAGCATTCTTTCGGTTGGGCGCGGTAAAACAATCGAAGCGGCGTGGGCCTCCGCAGCCGAGAAGATCGAGCCAGCGCCCGAGCCGCCCGTCCATGACATTGGCGGAGCCGGTCTGGAAATAGTCGGCCCGCATGAGACGCAGGAAGAATGGCGTGCAAAATTCGAGGCCAAACTGAAGGAGACAAAACAGGCCGCTCTAGCGGGTAATGCGCCCGTCACCAGTTACTCGCCGCCCCATGACGTTACTTTATCAACCATTTTCGTTCCTTATGCACAGCCCGCAGAGAATGCGCCAAGCGAGAGCGCATGGCCCGCGCCCCAGCAGAGCGAGTCCCCGGCTTGCAAACATCGGCAACAATCAGGACATCCAGCAAATTCAGACATCCGCCTTTGCTTAGACTGCGATATGCGTTCCGTCGATGGAGGTATAACATGGATGACGTTCGCCGACTACCAAGCTAACCATTGTGGCAAGTCCCCGGCTGCGGATGAGTTGCCGAGCAAGACTGGAGACGAGATTCTAGTCGAAGCCGCGATGGAAGGCGCACAGCGCAGCCATTATTGGTTCCTACAGGCGCAGACTGCTCTTACACGTTTGGGAGATCAGTTTCAGGCGAACGTGCAATTGTCTCAATTCAATGCAGAATTACTCGCAGAGATCGACCGCCTCAAGCAACGAGTTGAGTTTCTTGAGAAACAACGCGAGGCCGAGGCCCGCATCAAGGAACTGGAGGGGAGGTGATGCTCAGTGGATCGGACAAAGAGTTATAGCTGTGACATTCATGGTTGGCGGTGCATGGGAATACCTTGCCCCCAATGTAACTCACCGGTTGCAGCGCCCCGTAGGTGCCGTATCGGGAGCGCGTAAAGCAGCGGCACACTATATTCACTCAGTGCAGCAGGTACCCACCCAATTGCGCCGCGAAGATAGCGTCTGACCTCAACGAGCATCGAATCGTTGGGTGCCGGATGCACGCCGTCAGTTTTTCTTCAGTGTCTTTGCTCAGCACGAGCATCTGGTCTGCCGTCACCACGCCCTTGTTGACGTTCGCGGCCAGGTCTTTCACGTCCGCCGATGACAGCAGCGCATCAAGGTGCTGAACCGCCGCATTCCCTGAATCCAGCCCTGCATTCAGTTTCCCCGCCGTCGCGTGGAAGTCGGTGTAGAGCGATAGCTCTTGCGTGTCCAGCGTCCCCAGGTTGCGATCCCAGTGCGCGCCGGCCGCCTCCAGGGTGCCCGCCGTGCCCCTGAAGGTGGCAAGGGTGCGGTTTACGTCGGGGAGCGTCCCGCAGGGCGCAGGCAGGCAGGGCCGATTGAGTGTGTCGGATGTTCTGTTGATTGCTGCGGCAGATGCTTGCAGGACGGGCGTGGCGGCGCTGATAGCAGTCTTGGCGGCGTCTAGGGCGTCTCCAGCCTTGGTGAGGGCAGGCTGGGCATCTGAGCGCATCCCTGATACCGTATCGTTGACTGCCTTGAAGGTGCCGGCAAGTCCGTGGTCAATCCGCTGGATTGTGCCGCTCAGCTGGATCAGCACCAACAGCAACGCCGCCCCGACCACAGGTACGGTCAGCAGGGCGGCGATGCGGGCTATGCGTTCCATGAGTGAATTGTACGGCCCCCGACTCCGGCATATAGCTCAACCAATGAGCGCTCATTGGTATGTTGCAGCAGCCTTCGTGCGGGGGCCATCTCGTTAGGCCGCTGGCGCTTTCAGCACAATCGCCAAGGTCTCGAAATCTGCCTTGATGAGGCTCCCGTCCGTCGCGACATCCGTAACAAGCCCCTGAATCAGGCCCGCAGTGTTGGCCGACAAAGTGACCGCCAGGGGGATGTTGCCCGACGCTCCCGCAGCCGCCACCGCCACCCCAGAATTGAACGTCTTCACAGCGTCGTAGAACGTGGCAAGGATCGCGGCCTTTGTTGCAGGCTGGAGCTTGGCAAACTCTGCCGCTACCTGCTCTTCCTTCTTGAAGAGGTTCACGAGGAACGCCTGCGCTTTGGTGAGACCTGCAAAAACTTCGCCGAACAAACTGGACATGATGCTCTCCTCCGCTCTCGCGGGTGCTACTTTGGGGGCGTATGCTCCGGTGGGGTGATCGTGGGAGCCGACAGCCGGGTATTGGTGATGTTGAAGAGTTGGTGACCCCAGTCGTACAGCCACAAGGCCCATGTGCGCGTCGGGATCGGGGCGGTCTTGATGCCAGAGGTCACCAAGAACAGCAGGCCGCCCTCAATTGCGAGACGGTTGCCGTAAAGGTAATCCCAGAGCTGCGCCCAGTTGACATGCATCTCTCACGCCCTCCGCGAAGATTGTATCGTATCCGCCAGCAAATCGCGATAACAGAGTTCGCCAAAGAGTTCCATGCAGCTCGCGCACCTGCACGCGGGCACAAGATGGAACGAGCCGAACGTCACACAGAGGCAGTGGGGACGGCAAGCAAGTCCGGCGTCAGGATAGTCTCGGGGGTAAGTCCCGTGCGGTTGCACACCACCTCCACATATTCGCTGCTGTTGTTCTCATTCGGCGGGGCGAAGCGGTTGATTGCCTGCTTAAGGGTCGCGCCGAGATAGCCGTGAATCAGGTTGCCAGCACTATCGAACTTCGCAGGCACACTCAACCATCGCCGCAAAGCATTCCAGCCGGTCTCGGCATCAGGAAAGATAGCGAATCGCGGATCGCCAGCAGTCGCGCCAAAGGAAACAGTCTCGCCGCAGAACGTCAGGTCGCCGGGATTATTGTTCCTCTGCGGCCGACTTCCATCTACCGGGAAGCCTTCCATCTCAGCTATCGCTTCGAGTAGCGTCACGCATCACCTTCCTCAGCGGCTCTTCCCGCTTGGCACGCATCCTGCGCTCATCGGCCATGGCGTCAATAAGGCATTCGATGCCCTTGAAAATCAGTTCCGATAGTCCCCATGCGGCGGGAATTACGATGAGCGCGTAGACATAGATCACGGGTCAACCTCTTCCTGGTCTTTCCAGCGGCTCTTCGTGGGCTCCAGATCGGACGCCCAGAGCATGATCCGCCGCCGCACGTCACTGTTCACAAGCACGGGCAGCAGGACAAGCGCGAAGAGCAGGACTCCGGCAGCGATCATTTATCCTCCAGCGCACGCAGAATGAACCACATCGCAAACAGTCCGACCACAAGAACCCCAATACCTATCCAGGCCAGAACGACGGTGATCGAATCGGGAATCATGCAAATAGTATGCCACAGGTCGGCACTCTACCAACCCATTTTATGCTTGACCCACTCGCCTAAGATGACACCCCCAACGCCTATACATGCAAGGCCAATAGCGATGATGAAAGCAACAAGTCTCTGCCGCAGGCCAAGCGCCCCCTTTGTCTCAGACTCCTTCGATAAGAGCGCGTCTAGTTTCCCATCCATGCGGCGCTGCGTTCCCTCAAGCCGCTGAACCGCCCCTTCCCGCCCAGTCCCATTGCCGTCGATGGCGATGATGCGCGCCTTCACCTCTGCCACTTCGCTTGCGAGGTCAGAGAGGCGTACGACATTTTCTCCGTGATAGGTCGCTATTGCCAACTTCACCATCCCCTCCGCAATATGCTCAATCTCTGCCCTCTCCACATTTTCTCTCCAAACCAGAATCGCCCGTGCTTCACCTTATACCGGTATAGGGCGCAAATGCTTCAATTAGTAATCCTCTAAAAAGATAGACCCAGTGCTTGTAGCGCCCGTCACGGTCACCGCAGACGTGCTGACCGAAGTCAAAACGCCAGCCGCCACATTGTTGGAGGCATAGATGCTTGGCGTGTTGGTGAAAGCCACTGGATAGGTGTATGAAGCGGTGCCAAGACAGGCGGTAAGATGGATCAGAACCTTCTTATCGTGCGACCCTTGTTCTGGTTGCGCGAAGATTGCCGTTCCAGATGTTGAGCAGGATACAGTCGTCTGCGTTCCGGCAAACAGGAAGGCCGTGTTCGCCTGAATGTTAGTGCTCTGTATCAAGACATAGCAGGTCACCGAGTTACCCACAAAGCAAGGGTTGTTCCATACTTCGCTGCCGATGGCATGGGAATCTGAATACTCTTCTAGCAACTGGAAAGCGCCCGATGTTGCGCGTGTACACCAGCCAGATGCCTCATAAGTCGCTCCGTTATAGGCCCAGTTCATGTTGCAGGTATAGCCGGATGGGATGCCTGATGAGTTTATCCCCGACGACTGGCCACATGTTCCCGCTGCCAGCGCTGCGTTTGTCGAAACAAAGGTGCAGGAAAATCCTGGGTTGGAGCCCGTGGCTCCTTGCATGGCTGTCTGCGGGCCTAGACTTTGAACAGGATTTGCCCCCACCGTCTGCGCTATATTCGCCCCAGCCAAAGTAGATGCGCCAGTGCCTCCGCTCCCCTGAGCCAGCGGAACGCCCAGCGTGAGAGCTCCATTCGCCGCCATAGCCGCCACATTCGTGCAACCCGAGAGCACACCCGCGCTTGGCGAGCATCCCGTATCCCACTCTTGCAGGTTCCCCCCAGTCGAAAGGCCGCTCACCAAGAATGGACGCCCGCCTGTCGATGTGCCAGTATTCAACACAGCCAGAGCGCCGCTGCTATTGTTGTTCGTCGTGTTCGAGTTGGTGAACACATAAGGGAAAGTCAGGTTCCCCGTCTCCACGCCTGCGCGGGTGATGGCGTTGCCTGTACCGGTTTCCGTGATCGTCGTAGCAGCAGTGGGGCCAGTCAAGCTGCTTTCAGCGAGTGAGGTAGTGCTAGGGCACGCTCCCCAGCCTGGGTTTGCGCCTGTTGACCCAAGGAAGCATTGCCCCGTCGTTCCAACCGCCGTCGCCACAACCGCCGACGATCCCTCACTCAGTAGGACGCCGTGCGCCGTAGATGCAATTGAGGCGTTAGCACCGAAGGTCTGCAAGGCACTGAAGGTCTGCGCTAGGTTCAGTTCAGCAACAGTGCCGCCATTGTCGGGGAACACAACAGTGCGCGTCGAAGCCGTAGACGCCGGGGTGAGAGTGATCGAGCCGCCGCCGCTCGCGTACATCTGATAACTACCTTGCGTCACGCCAGATACGCCGGACGAAACAACTCCGCTCACTGCATAGAGATGGTTGAATGACCCATCCGCTGCTGTCGTTCCGCCAATCGCAGGAGGACTCGCCAGATAAGTCGCTAGGTCAAGCGGGGCTGGGGCTATCGCACTCCCTGACGGCTGCCATGCCAGCGCAAAGGTATGCCCGCTGGTCGTGGGTGCAGTGGTGGAGCTTACCGTCGTCCCGCCGCTGTAGTAGGCCGCACCATCTACTGTGCCCGAAATGATCGTGCCAGAGCCGCTGCTGCTGCTGCTAGGCGTTGCTGTCCAATAACTGCCCCCAATTTGCTCCCACGAGCATTGCAGAGTGAGGGTCGAATAGGCAGTGGCACTTGTCCATGCCCACGTAGCTCCGCCATTGACAGTTTCGTTCGCTGAATATGGCGGATTGGTCACGGCGGCAAGAGTCACCGTATTCAGGTCCGATCCCAGTCGTATGAGGGTGTACCTTATATTCGCCAAACCTAGAGTGTCGGTCGCGTTACAAGGGGGAAGAGACAAAGTTTGAGGGGCGCTGAGCGGGCCTACCGTAACAAAATCCCCATTATTGGGAAGTAGCTGCGATCCTGACGTGGGCATCGACACTTGATTGTCATGCATCGTAACCCACGGATAGGACTTTTGAAAGTGAGACACGGAGTTGGTTGGATACAGTCCTCCATTCGTCACGCTATACATAAAATGCCCATACGGTAGCGCGCATTCGGCAATGGGAAATTGCGATTGAAGAGTCTGCCCAAACCCGCCCGCAAACGTGTAACAGAGTCCACCACTATTTATCCTAGAGTACGGGAATCCTGGCGACTCAAACGGCGGTGCTTCTCCAACGCTCGCACCAAAATCATAGCAGGAACTCGGATAGACACACCATCCGTTCGGATTGATGTTTGTTGTACTATAACCAGCCGTAGCGTTGCCGTTGTCATAATAATATGTGCTGGGCAATGGAACGCCACCCCTAAGAATTGGTGTCTGCGACTGACCTATACCATAAGTAAATGCGTCGGGGGCGTTCGCGATAATAGCAGCGGCAACAGCCGCATGACCGCCATCGTTATAATGCAGACCACCTGCTTGCCAAGCCGGGTCGGAGTTTGACGGATAAGAAGTTGTGTTGAAGTAGTTCGTGTTGTTCGTCGGCGTTCGAATATCTGCCAGAGAAATATTCGCGCCTTCCGACAAGAAAGCGGCTTCAATGGACGCGGCCAAAGAACTAAAAGTTTGAGTCGCAGAATCGTTCGTGCCACCGACAGAGGTAACATTGGTCATCACGATCCGTGGTAGGGTCGATTTCACGCCGGATGGGATAGTGTCGAATCCAATCCATGTGACGACGTTGCCGCTGCCAGTCGAGGATGTCGTGGTACATGCCACGGCATGAGTCCCAGCTCCGAGTGCCCCAAGCTCTGTCCTCCACACCGCCGTATTTCCGTTGTTCCCGGCGACATTGATTGAGGAGCCCAATGTAATTACCGTGGTGTTAGTACCATCTGTGCAGCTCGCCGTGCCGCCATTACCCGTGGTGGCCAGATATTCCACGCCGATAGGGTTGCCAGTCGTCGTAACCGATCCGTTGCAGTGATCCCCATTCGTGGTGGAAAACTCAGTAGAATAAAGCCCAAACGTCCCGGTACTCCATGTCCCGGTGCATGTCATCGATGCCGCTAAAACGCGATGCGCTTGAGTATTCGTCATTCCGGCCAAGGCGATTGATGCGCCGTAAGAATTTGTGAACGCTGTTTGGCAAGGTGTCGTTACCCCGCACCCGTTCGCGTCGTTCAATCCAACATCTATCACAGTCACGGGAAGCGGTTTTTGCGGATAATAATTCATGTTCACGGCTTTAGCAATTGAATCGGCGACATCCCCACCTACATTGCCGCCCCGCGAAAAATTACCAAACCCAGTTGACCCACCTGTGGACGGCGTTCCCGCTGTCAGCGTCGGTGAGGCATGACTCGCCATTAGAATCCCGGCCCAGGCGTTCGCGTATAGATCAGCGCCGGTTCCCGCTCCCGTCGAATCTCCAGCAATGTAAAGAGGTGACGTGAAATTCGGGGTTTGCACACTGCCAGTCCAGCAAGGGTTGGGCGAACTCGTTGTAGTAAGTGTGACCGCCTGCCCGTTGGTGGGGGTAAAGCCCGTGCAGAACAGGACGCCCTTCAACCCCAACACTGTCGCGGCTTGAGAGCCCGTACCGGGCCCAGCGGAAACGTCGCCAGTAAGTTGGTTCAGGCCGGAGCCACCGCCGCTGGCCTCTGCAACGCAGTTCGTTCCATCAAACCATACGGTTACGAGGTTGCCATTGGAAATTGAGCAAGTCGCCCCAGAGCCGAAACTGATATTGAGCGCCTGTCCGCCTGTCGTGGCGTTCTCGATGTTGACCGTAAATCGGCCTACCGGATAGGTGATCGTCCTCGTTGCCGTCAGGGATACTGCGCTGGTGATCTTCAGAGAGAATGCGGACGTAGTTACATTCGAGACGGCGAATGTCTGGTTCGCATCGGAGGGCATTTGGTAGATGCCGGAATTGAGAATCGGCGAGCCGACCACGCCCACATTTCCAGTGAGAGGAATCTGAGGCGCGGGAACTTGCGCGACCGCCGAGGCCGCGAGAAGCGCGAATATGGTGATATTGAAAAGTCGCATCATGACGCTACTTTCGGCGTGAAGGTGCCTGTCAGGGGATTGGTGCTCTGATACAGAAACATACTCACGGTCACGCCATTCGCGTTTACGAAACTCACCGCCGTGGGAGTATTGAATGCAAAGGGGAAACCCGTTCCCGCGTCAATAAATGTATGGCTCCCGCCCATCAAGAGCAGATAGATGTTTTGCCCAGAGGGAGAGTAAGGCCCGAACGATTGCCCGACTGTCTCAGCGCCAAGCTGAATGCTCGCCAGGACATCTGAAGTGCTGAGGATCGCGGTCGTTCCCGAAGCCGTGACCGTCGAAGTCGCCCCCGATGCGCCTATCCCTCCAAAGATGCGGGGGTTCCAGGTATAAGTCTGCGTCGCCGTCTGGGTGGTCGCACCAATCGCCGTCAGGGTTAGCGTCGTCGTAGTGACTACCGTATGGACGAAACTCCCTGTGATCGTCCCCGAAGTAAAGGGAGTTGTCAGGTTGGTTGGCGAGCTTACCCCATCCGTGTTCGTGATCGCCGCGCTTGCAGGGAGCGATGAGTATGTGGCCGCGCAAACAGGATTGGTTACTGTTGCGCCAAGCTCAAGTGACCCGTTGCAGCCGGTGAAGCTATTGATGGTAAAGGGGAAGCCGGATGTGCAGTTGGCGAGAGTCACTGTCCATACACCTGAAGTAACCTTGGGGCATCCGGTGAGGCCCGCCGTGCTGATTCCAGTCCCGCCATTCACGGGCTGAACGATGCCCTTGACCTGGGGCGCAGGGATGGTGGTGTTGAGATTCACCTGGGCGTGGGCCAACGGAGCGAGAAGCGCGAGAGCGATGAGCAGTTTCTTCATGTTCAATCTCCTATGCAAGCGAATAATAAATCGTCCCCGTCAAGGTGGAGCCGGTGGCGAGATTCCAGACCAAAGACTGCCCCGGCAAGCACTCCTGCCACGGCACACCAGTTGCGGGGCGGATGAGCGTCCCAGCGGCGGAGAAAACAATCTTGCCGGGAATCGCGGTCGTCCCTGACTTCGGCGTGATCGTCTCCGCTGCATTCGATTCGAGATCGATCTGCCAGACGCGGATAGAGCCAATCCCCGTGCCGAGTTGGGCGGCGGCGATAAGCGTATTGTCCCCGGCTGCGAGAGCGGTCGTGATGGCCAAGCGTCGAAGATTGTCTTTCTGCATGGTGCCTCCTAGAAGTTACCCGTGAGTGCCTGAAGCGTAGCCGATAGTTTACCCTTGGTGGGCTTCTTTGCGGCATTCAACTTCGTCGCCGCGCCTTGCACTGCCGCCAGCATTCTTGGCGTGAACTGCTGAAGATCGGGCGAAGTCAGCGCCGCCGAGAGCCGGGGCCGCGCGCCTGCGAGTTTTGGGGTGAATGGCTTGTTCACTTTTTACCTCGTTTCAGCCGTTGGGCAGTCGCAGCATCGGCCTGTTTCGTGATGCGTTGGAATGGAGACTCCAGTGGATATGGCTCTGGTTCAACCGTACCATCCGGGCCAACGATCAGCCTACGTCCAAGATTACCCAACTTGGGATTCGCGGGATTTGGCTGCACCACCGTCCGCGCGGCGTTCGGATTGAGTTGCGGATATGGAGTCTGCGGATTGTCAGGCGAAGCCGACTCGGTAAGGAACCGGGCGATGCTAGGAGACGGCAACTGAGGCTGTGCTGATGGCGCAGTAAGTCTAACCCCTTGGGGCACGGTCGAAGTGGTGGGCATCTGTGGCGAAGGAACCAACTCATTAGGCGGTGGTGCTCCAATCTGCGGACTGGATACTCCGCCACCAATCTGAGTTGGTGGTATCGAAGGTATAGCGGGAGATGATTGTTGGGCGCTGGGAAGATTGCTCAACGATTTCTGGATGAGGGTTGAGAGCCGCGTTGAAGGAGACTCACGAAGAACCGTTTGCGTCACCGTGGAGCGCGGGTCTTTTATGATGTTCGCTAGATTTCCAGCTTTCTCGCGGAAGGTGGAGGATGCATTGAAAGTAGCTTCTGCCTTAGCCAGAGGAGAAACTTGATTCTGGACAGCCTCTTGAACTTGAAAGAGATTGGCTTCCTGCCTCTTCAGCGGAGTGAAGTCGGTACCAGTGGCGTTCTGCAAATTGTCATAGTAGGAGTTGCGCACAGCATCGGTTAGTCCACTGAGAGCCTGAGACGAAAGACCAGAGCGACCGGCCTGCACTTGACTCTGGCGATATTCTGGAGAGTTTTCTACATTCAACTCCTGCCGGAATCGTCCCAGATCACCAATCGTCTTGGCATTCTGAGTGCGAGATATGAGATTGTTTATTGCCGCCACATCTGCGGGGTCCATTGTCGGAGAAATCTGACTCTGCAACCCTTGAATCAAGGGGGAAACGTTCACTGGAACATTTTTCGCCTGAGCCAACGCCGGAGCGTGGACAGATTCAAGATCGCCCATGCTTTGCTTGAGCACGTTCTGGAAGGCTGCCAGACGCTCTAAGGGAGGCGTTGACTTGTCAGTGACGGCATTAGCTATTCCCTGCTCTGTCGGTGTTCCCTGAGCCATATTTGCGACGGTAGAACGGATCGGAGAGAGAACTTCAGGAGAGAGATTCTGCGGAATGAAATTCTTTCCCATCCCAGCCGCAGGAGCAACTGCACCTTCAAATGCTGCGGCATGAGTAGGGGTATAGTTCTGCCCCGGAACTGTTGGCTCTCCTGGAATCTTTATGCCTGCGCTTCCAAGCAGCATGAGAAGGTCAGTTGGGATATTCGCAGTTGCAGCATTGCCAGCATCCACGTTGCCCTGGTTGTATTGAGCCTGCGCCTGAGTCGCATGGTGGAGTGCGCCTAGTCCACCCATACCTATGCCCGTAGCCGCGAGAGCGGCCGGGATAGCAACGGGGGCCAACGGAGCAGCCAATGCAGCAGCAGCACCAATGCCAGCACCTGTCGCCAATACCTTCGGATTCGTGATGTTTCCTACTCCGGTTAGCAGGGCCTTGACCTTCTGCCCCTGCTGGGTCTGCGGATTGCCCGGCATGAGGTACTGTGGCGCGATGAAATTCTGACGGTCGGACTGATAGGTGGGGCTGTTGACCGTCTCAGTCGGATGCAGATTCAGCGCATCGGCCAACTTGGGGAGGACTTGTTCGAGCGAATAGCCGACTCCGGAATTAGCGACAGTTCCGCGCAGCCTGTCGAGGATGGAAGGCTCTGGAGCGACGGTGATGTAGTTTCCGGGTGGTGCTGGAGCGGGAGGAGGGATTGGCTTTGAGCCATCCCAGCCAGAGAAATTAGCAGGAAGACTTGCTGGAGGCCCAGAGGCATCCCACTGCGAGAAGTTGGCTGGAAGTGTTACTGGAGGTGCCATTGGCCGTCACTCCCTTGGGTATATGTATGCCCCTGGTAGGTACGAGTGGGAGCATTATTGGTGGATGGAGCGGCTGGAACTTTCACGCCTCCGGGAGCGGTTGCGGACGAGTTGCTCCGCAGATTGACAATCGACTGCAAAGCCTTGTCGGTGAATGATCGGTCGTTCTGAATCAAATCCTTGTTGAGTTCGGCAGCGTTCAACGGAGAAGCCTGATTCGCCACGATGCGGTTCATCAGTCCTTCCGTCCCATTCATATTGCCGCCATATTTCCTGGCCACGCCGCCGAACTCCCGCCCTTGCATGATCCCCGCTGCCAGAGTCGCGCCCTGCGGCGTGAGAGCCCCGTTCTGCAATCCGCTGGTAATTAGCGCCTGAATCATGCCGGGATTCTTGTCCGCCTCGCTGAGGGTATGAGCGATGGCAATTCGTTGCGCCGGATCTTCGAGAGCCGAAAGGTTTGGGCTGATTTTGTTGTCGAGGATGTCCTGATACTGCTTCACTCCAACGAGATCGGAGATCGTGTTCTTCGCATTGGTGAAGCCTACCTGCGGCGCTCCGGATTGCAGTGCATCCATGCGGGAGATTGTGATGGGATTGCCGTTGCTGTCGATGCTCTGCACAGCCCCATACTGCGCCTGGGCGCGAGCGCGGGCGATGGCATTGGCCGGTCCGGTGATGAGGGAGGTATCTGGCCCCATGTCCACCTGCAAATCCTTATTTCCAGGATCGCCCTTATCGAAGGAAACCACCCGCCCTCCGACCGAATGAACACTGCGACGGAGATATGAGTCTGGGCCATACTGAATCTGTTTGCCGGTGATCGATGTCGCGTTCTTTCCAGAAGCGATGTCCTTCTGTGCCTGCAACGCCTCCATTTTCTGCATCACCGTCGTGGCTGCGCTCTGCGGCAGTGTCACGCCCGCGAATGCCCCGTACTTAGGATCGTCGGGGACGACAGTCGGTGCCATCTGCGCTTGGAGCGAGTCCAGCTTCTCTCCATACAAGCCTTGTTGACTTTGCCGCAACCCTTCGAGGGAGTTCTGCTGCTGTTGCTGAAGCCCGATCTTGAGCGCATTCTGCTGCTTCTCATAGTCCGTTGGCATCCCAAGGTGCTGAAGCGCCGCCTGTGAACCATCATAAGTTGCCTGCCCCAGCCCCGATACGAGATGCTGAAGGAATGACTTGATCGGCCCCGGCTGAGTGGGAAGCGTTACGGGTGAAGGAGGAAGCGGCTGTGGGGCTGGCCCTGGCGCAATCATGCCCTGCGAAGGGGTAGGAGTCGTATCAATTGGAGCAGGCGCGGTCGGAGCCATCGGCCCAAGCTGTGAAGGGTCGGAATAGTTGGGCATCAGCGAAGGATCGGCCTGCTTACCCTGAATCATGGCGAGAATCTGCTGCACTCGCGGATCGCTTGCGGTGATGGGCTGCTGTGAAGGGTCGGGAGTAGGATTCGCGCTCATTTACCAGCCCCAATTGCCAGAACCGATTTTGCTGACCGCAGTGCCCAAATTTCCGAATGCGGATGCCCCGGCTCCCCCTCCAAACGCGCCAGCAGCTCCGCCAGCGACCTGACCGAATGCCTTCCCAAACTGACTCTGCCAAGTGTTTCCCTGCGCCTGCGTGAGGTCGCCTAGGGCCGCGTTCGCACCCTGCCCATAGGTATTGACATTCTGCCCGTAGGTCTGCGCGTTGCCACTGAGAACGGATGCGGCGTTGAACTTGTTCGCCAATCCTTGCTGGGCATTGTTGAGTGTCACTGTGCGGAGAGCGTCCGCCAAGTCTCCGGCCTTCGCCGCCTGAAGATTGCCATAGCCCGTCGCCTGCACGCCGGAACCCGGAGTGTTACCCAAGCCTTCACCACGGGCCGCAAGCTGGGCATTAGCGGCCTGAGTCGCCCCGTTGTACTGGAGCGCGTTCTGGTCACTCGCCTGAGAGTTCAGCGCGGCCATCTGCTGAGGAGTAAAGCCCTGATTGCCTGTCAAGTAAGGGGACAGGGCTGTATTGTTCTGCTGAAGGAGTTGGTTCTGACTCGCCTGCTGCTGCTGCTGAAGCTGATTGTTCGAGTTGAGTTGGGCGGTCTGCGAACCTGTCGATTGGCTCATCGAATCCTCAGTTCCAATCCGTCCTTTCTCTCGACAAAGCCGTGACGCAAGGCGAAGGCGCGAGTATGCGGATCATTGGAAAATGCAATCACATCGGCCAATCCTTCAGCGTGAGCGCGGGTAAAAGCGGCTTGGGTCAACTGGTATTGAGCCGAAGCAAACTCTTGCTGCGTCAAACTGCCGACTGGTATCAGCGATCCCAGGGTCACTGAGAGGAACTGAGGCATGTACAGAATAACGCGATTTTCAATTTCGGCAACCATGATTCTGGTCGATGGCAAAGTGAAGACATCCTTGGGAAACTCCTTACCGCTCGCATCCGCCGCCGCGACGAACGCCTCCCTATCGGCCTCGTCGTAGAGCCTAAGTGGTCGAATCCAGATGTGGCGCATTAGGGTTTGACTGGAAGAAGAGGAACGTGCTCATTTAATGCCATACTCATGATTGATTGTCTCCCTATGCTTGATTTTATACACTCTGCCCGGTATAAGTGCCAGTCCCTAGCCCGCTGGCCCCAACATTCGCGGTGAAGAAGATCAGCCCTTCCGTGATGCGCTCATTTGTCGTAAGGCGCTGCGTTCGGCTTGCGGATGAGATGAGCGCGGCAGTTGCCGTCGGGGAGAAGGCGAATCCAGGCGTACCAGCATCCCCCTGCACGAAGGACAGGCTTTGCGGCTGGGCAATCGAGACGAAGGAGGAGAAGCCATACTGCACGCCCGCAGTCAGTCCGCCAATGGTCATCGACCCTGCCAGAATCGAATAGTTCGAGCCGTCGGCCCTGCGAATCGCCAAGAGCTTGGAACCGTTCGATCCATCCCAGTGAATCGTGATCGTGTCCCCTGTCGAAGTGAACGAGAAGTTGCCCTGCACCACAAAGGCGAAGGTGGAACCTGTGGCCTGAATGCCGGTCGGCGCGATGGCCCCAGAGGGCAGCACCGAGCTTTTAGCCGGTACCGCAAGCGATGAGCTTGAGAACGTAACCTGTCCAGCGACAGAAGAAGGGAATCCCGCCTCAAGGCGTGAGAGACGGGCATCGTCGGTGGTTGAAAGTTGCGAGTTGTTAGGGAACTTGAGAAAGTTTGTCATGTCCGCCAAGCCAGATCGAAACTCATCATCGTCCAACTGTCCGACGATTCGTTCCATTGCGCCCAAAATGCCATGCGGCGGCAGGGAGGAACTGCCTGATCCACCATCCACCGTTCCGGGATGATAAACCGCTTCTGAAATATGCGATCTTGGTATTGCGGAGGCTCTCGATTGGCTGAGAGGTCAAAGAACATATCTTGCGTCGATTGACCGGGATCGTCATCCGCGAGACAGGCGAAAAACTCCGGGCTGCGAGGGATGAATTCCTGGCCATTTTGAACGGCGGAGACTTCCATATCAAATTGAAAAATCTTCCTGACTTCAGCCGCATTCCGGGCCGTTGACCCTCTACCCGGAACGACAGCCAATAAGTTGGATTTCATCGTCTCACCATACAACGCTCCATCGTCGTTGAACGAAGAGGGGTCAAGATACATCACATGCCCATCGTCGAAGGCCGCGATGAGTTCGATGTTGCCCTCCGTCAGCTCCCCAGAGATAATCGCCGTCATCTTCCCGCCAAACTGCCAAGGAGTGTTCCATTGGCTCAGATCGAGGTTGTAGGTGTAAAGGATCGACCGCACCGCGTCGAGAACATAAATCCAGTTGAAGAGCTTTGACTTATGAAATCCGATGAATGCCTGCGAAAGCGTAAGCCCTGCGAGGTCGGGCCGGATCGGTTCCCCGAACTCTCCATCGGAAGATGACCAGCCTTGCTTGGAGGTGTCAATCCAGTAAACATTGTCACCCACTGACATGATGTTCGTGGGATACCGAGTGCCGCCCCCTTGAAGTATTTTCGATTTGCGGAACGTCGATAGCGTGTCTCCAGATACCTGCCAAACCTGTTCGCTAAGGCAGATGTCAACACCGTTCGATGTTACCGCCATGCCGCCTACCTGCGAAGGCCAAGCATAGTAGTTCCCATTGATCGCATCGGACATGCACTCCGCCGGAATGCCGTTCGTGATTTCCTCGTTCCCGGTAAACCATGTATTCGCGCCGTTCGCACCCCAAATTCTGCCATTCGACCAGACAAAGCCGTTTAGAGGTTGCGGTGGGTCGTTCACATAGAGCGCGGGGCCGGTCTGGAGGCCGAGGTAGATGTCGAGCGTGGTGTCGGTGTAAGCGGCGTCCACATTGGGGAGCGAGGCCACCAGGCGCATCGCGGCGGGGTCTGCATCGCCCCCGTCCGTCGTTCGGTAGAGATTGACTCCATTCACCTGTGGGTCGGCAGAGGACAGCACGTTGGTCTGCACGGCGAAGTCAGTGAAGATGCCGGTGGAAAGAGAGAGTGCCGACATGGACGATTCATGGCCATAGATTGAGGTGAAGGTCTGCCCATAGATATACCCGGTCTGGGCAGTGATCGCATTCGGCGCGGCTGTGATGGTGATGCCCGATGAGGGATATGCATAGTAAACCGTCAAAATGAATTCTTGTCCGATGAAGAGGCGAGTAGTATCAGGCAAGTTGACGGCCTCAGCGAAGCCAAAGGACGGGTCGTTCACTATGGCCGGAGTGAGAACCGCGCCCCAGTTGTCTGTCATCCCGCCGAACGGCTGGGGCGTCAGGGTCGTGGTAAATGGAGTGTTCGGAGTTTTGATTGTGCCAAGGACTGCTCCTGAATACCATAGCGCGACCTGCGAGAGAACCCCAGTGGTCGTTGCCTGAGATACCAGCACCGAACTAACCTGCACCCCAAGGATGGTTGCCGTAGGGGGCACGGTGAGTCCGAAATTACTGAACACCAAATTCCCCAGAGCGGTGACAACCGGTTCAGAGATGGTGCGAAACTGGTTGCCGACAAACTGCCAGTCGCCCCCGGCGGTGGTGGTCGGGGAGTTCGCGGATTGGCTGCTTGTCCCTCCGCTTGCGAATGGAGTGAAACTGTAGGCATAGCCAACCTTGCCTTGGGGCGGGGAAGGTTGGGTGGCAATATCGAGTTCCGCTGAAGAGATCGCGTAAGTGATGGTTGACTGATTCGATACCCCCAGCGAATCTGTCACCTGAAACGTCACAGGATAGAGGCCGGAGACAGATGGAGTTCCGGTCACATTGCCGAGCCCATCCATCGCCATTCCTGGGGGAAGCGATCCGGTAGCGATTCCGAACGCATAGGGCGCTGTGCCACCGGAAGGTGTAATGACGGATGAATAGGGGCTCCCGATTGTGCCGGTGTTGGGCGAAGGCGGCGCGATAACGATGGATGGATCGCCGACAAAAACAGAGAAGACGCGAGTGAGGGTAGCCCCGAGCGAGTCCGTCACCTGCACGGCGAAGGTGAAGTTTCCGGCAACAGTCGGAATACCGGAGATGATCCCTGTGGTAGACGAGATGGTGAGGCCCAAGGGAAGCGCCCCGGATGCGATGGAGTAAAGATAGACTGGCGTCCCACCCCATGCTTCTACTTCCTCACTGGAATAGGCCACTCCCTTTTCCGCGAAGGCAATCGGCCCGGAAACGGACTTCCAATCGAGCACAGGCGCGGAGATCGCGAAAGGCAAAGACTGCGAAACCGTGTCCCCGGCGAGGTCGGTTGCCGTGAAGGTGACTGTATAGTTACCGGCGGTTACTGGAGTTCCGCTCAGAGTGGTGCCATCGAACGTAAGTCCGGGGGGCAATGCCGGAGTGATGAGGGCGCGAGATGGGGGGGCGACAGGAAAATCGAGACCCCACAGCGATGCCCGATAGGTCGAACTGATCGCCGTCCCATTGAACTTCCGCATGTTCTGACGGGTCGTGCCGTTGCCGAAGAACGCGAAATTGTTCGAGGTAATGAAATCGAAGGGGGACGGAACGGTCGAAGTTGTGTCGGCGTAGATGATCGAAAAAGAGGCATCCACGCCAACCTCATATTTCCATACTTGATTGAGGGAGCCGGGAATCGTCGTCTCGACCGATGCCATTACGAAGAATGACCCGCTAAATCTGCGCCAAGTGAAGAGGCGGCGCACAATGCCGGGAATTTGGCTGAGGAGCGTTTCAACTGGCAGCGCGAAGCCGGGGCGCTTCTCCATCTCCCCTACAACCGTCGCCATCGTGTTAGAGGAGCCCGCTACCCAATGTGGCGACTCGTCCACTGGAGACGTGTTCGTGCGATAGCCGAGAGTCGGCTTATCAATTCCCAGCCATGTCAATTGATTTAGCGGGGCATCAGCCATGCCGCTCCTTAGTAGAATCCGAACGACTCAAGTTCGTCCCCGATCTGGGGCGGCGTGTTGAACGTGATCGTGTTGTTCAGGGTCGTATAGCCGTAGGGCGTTGTGAGGAATTTGCTCACGATCACAGTGTTCTGCACCACCACCCAGAGAGAAGGGGTGTTAGAAAATGGGAGTGCAAAGACCGTGTTCGAGCCATTGATCGCCCCCACAAGTTGAACCTGGAACGGTGTCCCACTCCCGCCATTAGGGCCAGCGGGGCCGGGTGGGCCCTGAATCACCCCAGCCTGCCACGGCGGGGTTGTCACATTGGCAAGATTCGCCAGATTGAAGGTGCCGGGAGGCAACTCCACATTTTTGATGAACGTCGTGACGCCGCCACTCACCAGCGCAAACGAATAGTAGGAAAGCATGTTGCCTTCACAGGCAATCTGCGTGATGTTGTCATAGAGAGTGCAGACTACAACTCCATTGAAGGGATAGAACTTCTGCGTGATCGGCACCGGCGTGGAGGTGTTCACCACTGACGGCGAGGAGCCGCAGTTGAGCAGCGTGACAAGGATATAGGCACCTGGGGTCAGCCCCCCAGAGAGGGCGCTTACGTTGACTGTGACTGATACCGACATGCTACCCCCTTACGGAATCCAAATGCCCTGCCCTACTATATCCGAACCAAGCCCTTCTTCCGGCGTAAACGTGTCCACCGACCCCTCCCGCTCTTCCTCTGCCGCCGATTCAATCTCACTCATCCAGACCGCCAACTGGCCAGAGTAGACCATGCGCCCGCCCTGAAAGGATGCTGCACCCGCACGGGTGTCATTGTTGGCCTGATAGAGGTAGTAGAGGATTCCGGACTGTGCCAAATTGGTGTAATTGTCCGGCAGCCATAGCAGCTTGCCGAGGTCTGCGATCTTAGGGCTGAATGGCTGATATTGCCCGAACAGCGAAAAAGGCTGGTCGCATGGGACATAGGCGGCATGAGAAAGCCTCCATAGCCCGCTATTGCCCACCTGTGTGATCTGCCGAATCTGTTGCGCGGTGTTGGGGTAGAGATTATTGTCGAGCGTCTTCACTACGTCGAGTGGATAGAAGAAAAACGCAGGCGAATCAACGATGACATCCTGCCCCTGGACATACTGCTGAGAAAGGATCGCTGCTTGAAGGGCCCAATATGCCGGATCGTCGAAGGGGGGAACAGTATTCGATGAGCCTGCGATTGGCTGAGGATAGCGCAGCCACGCCTTCACCAGACGGTAGCAGTCAGACGGCATCGGATAGCTCTGCCGGCCATTGACGCAGCAAATTTCGGGGGTCGTTGTGAGCGTGAACTGCCACGGGTGCGCCGTCCAGATACGGGAGGACACTAGCTGACAGATGATAAGCGTGTCTTTGGGGGATACTTGAACCGATGAGGCACCCTGTCGGCGCGTGAAGTCAAAGACTTCTTGCCAGTTCATCGACGCAGGATTGTATATCCCGGCTGGCGCGGACGGATTGGTAGACAGCATGGACATTCGTTACTCTTTGGGCGCGAGGTGGCAAGGAAGATGGATGCCGTGAACATCCGCGAGGTGGCGAAGCACCGCATCGAAACGCTCCTCAAAGCTCAGGACAGTCTCGCAGCCGGAGCGATAATTATCCGACTCTTTTGGATATTCGAGTCCAGCGCCGTCGTTCACCCAGGTTCCCGTTTCATTGTTGACAACCGTAGGCGGTTGCTCCAAAATCTGCTGATTCTGTTCGTCCATTGTGTTCTCCTTAGAAGAGGATAGTTGCGCCAGCGGGAACCCGAGGAACCGGAGGAGGCGTCAGAGATTGAGATGCAGCCACGCGGTTCTTGATGATGGTGTGAGCGTTCGGCCCCCACTTGTCCACGTTTAGACCACTTTTGTTGGCTTCCACGTCGGTAGCCTCAAAGTCGTATGCCTTGTGGCAGTGAGAGCAGAATACATGCGCCCATCCGTTCGAGTTGACCTGCCCACGAAAATTCGTCTGGCTGTTCGGCATGAGGTGAGCGCATCCTTCTTGACGCTCGGCAATCTCAGCCTCGTGCATTTTCGCGGCTTCGACCCGGCGGAGGGTCTGCTCCATGAGTTGCTGCCGTTCGCGGTCGGCCTTCTCTTGATCCTCCGGCGAGAGCGCCTTGAGTTCCCGAATCGCGGCCAGAGTTGTCTCGCGGTTGTCAGCGGACATCTGCTGAAGCGCGGCAAGGAACATGCTCATCAAATCAGGCGAGGCGGTGATGGAATCCTGTTGCCCTGGAGACTTGTCCGGCAGGGGGGCGACTCCCGTCGCTATGGTACCATCCGAAAATTCCTTCGTTTCATATGCAGGGGCATCACTGTTTGTGTCAGTGGACGAGTCCAATTTTGCCTCCTTCGGTTTCCGGGGTACTCCCTTGGGCCATGCCATCGTTGCCTCCGATATATTCGAGTTCGCCGCTTGCTGCTGCATTCACCATCTGCTCAACCGCCCGCTGAAGAAATCCCAGCACCGCGCCACACGGAAGTCCATGAGACGAATAGGTGGCAAGTTCTCCCGTAACGGGATTGAGCGCAATCCCAAACAGCGCGAAGTCTCCAGATGCGACGGAGAACTCGGCCAATCGTTCCTGAGCTTGCGGGGAAAGCGGCATCAGTGAATCTCCTCAAACCAGCGCTGGGACTCGCGGCCCCTCGCAATCGAGAATACACGCTCTGTCTCCGAAACGGGGATCAATCTGTCCTTGATGAGCCGCGCCAAGATTGTCCTCCACCCACGCACCTGCCCCTTCATCTGAGGCTTCCCCCACTGGTCATGCTCTATTTTACGGGTTGTGAACTCGGGACTAAGCCCTGTCCACTCCATCCCCACGATATGACGCCGCCCCCGACAAGCATGGTCCAGGTCCGCCATATTCGACACCCCATCTCGGAAGTAGACCGCTCCCATGTGAGGGAAGTTCCTGCTCTGCTCGAAAATGAGGTTGGCATTGAGTTTGGTCAGCCTTTCAATGATGGTTTGCCGCGTCAGGGGCCGTCCTAACTGCGCCGTAGCGTCCGTGGTGAGGAAATCGCCATCCCGACCGCTCACAGCCTCGCGCTGCTTCGCTAATGCGCCCTCAGCAGCCTTATGCTGCTTATCTCGCTCGGCATCGCGGAAGAATCGGTCGAGTTGCGCCGCCATTTTGGCGGAGTCGATTACGCAAGGGCTTGACATTCAACCATCCTACACGCGAAAGCCGCCCCATAAGGACGGCCAATACGCGTTCTGGGGAGAATTTAGAAGGTGGTTTCTCCACGCTGAACCATGTTGGCATAGAGCGCGAAGGTAAAGGACGGTGTGGTTCCCGCGACGGTATAGGCGAAGCGGACATTCTGAGCGTTGAACGGAGTATTGACTCCGACAGCGGCTCCGGTGGCAGACTGCGAACCAGCCGAACCAGCATCCGACAGGCCAACCGGCTTGAAGATGATGTAGGCGCTGGTTGCCGTAGTAGTCAACTGCGTGAACTTCAGCGGCAGATTGATCCAGGTCGTGCCGCCATCGGGCGAGTCCTGCAACACGCCGTCGAAGGTGGGCGTTGTTCCCGAGGCTGCGCTGACCACCAGAAGCAGGCGGTAAGAGTCGGCAATCGGCATCGTGAACTTGGCCGTCTGCCCTGTGGCCGTGACCGTGTTCGATGCGACAAGAAGTTTGGAACCGAACTGGAGCATTCCAGAAGCCATTAGAGTTCCTCCACTTGCAGCAAATCGAGGTAAGCGATGTTTCCCGCATTAGTGGCCGAGAACAGTCCGGCCACGGCGAAGTAAAAGAAAATCTCGCCAGTCGGTGCCGGGATGGTAACCGGCGTGGTATAAGACTGAGTGGAAACAGCCGCCGTCAGCGTGTAGCCAGTCAACGGGGTGATCGCCGCGCTCGCCGTGGTAGTCTGCGTGGTCGCACCGCCATAGCCCGAAGACAAGCCGTTGATCTGGCCGGAAATCGGGTCCCACGTCAGCTCAGCCTTGATGATCCAGTTTCCGCTCGCCGAGTTGAACGCCATGGCCGTCGGGCTGAAGATGGTTGTGTTCGATGCCAGCGTCAGGGAAGGGATGCCAGAGCCAGTTGGAGAGATCAGCAAGGAAGGCGCGAAGTTCACGGTTGTCCCACCTACCGCCCGCCCAGCCGCAGTGACCAGGATGCGAACGAGATCGACGTTGTTCGATACACCAACGCCATACAACGAATAGCCGTTGTACTTGACATAGCAGGCCTGCGCGGTCTGGGTCGAAGCGACCGAGGTCACGGGGGAAGCGACCTTCTGGAAGACAACGGCGGTCGTGATCGGATTGACCAGCGACGCTGCGGGCTTAGAGATATAGGGGGTATTGGTGTTTGCCATGGTTTCTCCTTAGACCAAGCTCGCGTCGCAAGTGATGATCCGCATACGCTGCGGGTCTGTGATCTTCGCGGCCATCACGAAGCGGTAGCTTGCGATAGTGCCGATTTCTCCGGTTGGGTTGCTGGGGCCGATACCCGGCTTCACCACGGACACCTTGAACTGTTGATTCTTGGGGTCGGTGATCGTCGAGGGGCCGGAGCCGGCCAGCGGGATCACGCAGAAGCTCTGGTATCCGAAGATATAGGCCGAATAAAGTTGGCTGGGTGCCGTCCCGGTGATATTGACGTTGGTGGAGGTCATAATACGGCAACCAGCGACCTTGCCAATCTCGCCGTTCAGAAGCTTCATCCCGTTCTGGTACTTCATGCAGTCGATGAAGCCGCCCGCCGTATTGTCCGACATGATGTCGTACTCGACATAGGGGTGAATGACGGCCATCCAGTCGCCCGAACCAAAGGGGCGAACATTGGAGCCTTTCATCAAGGTCACATTCGCCTTGAAATCGGCAACCGTCAGGTTCGCGCCGATGGTCGTCACCGTATAGGCGGTATTGGAGTCGATTTCAGCGCGGGCAATGGAGTCGGTCGAGAGCGCGGCGCGGAAGGACAAGTCCTGCACCATCTGCGTGGCTGCTCCGATGGAGTTGAGGTCTGTCTCATCGTAGAGCGTGGACGAGTCCATGTAGTCCGAATACTGCTCCACAATCGCGGTGATCGGATAGCTGGACTGGGGGACGGGATTCGGGTTCACGCCTTCCGCCGCCGGAATCGTGTTCTGGCCGGGGAGGTTGAAGCGGAACATCTGGATCGTGCGCCCGCTATTGCGCGGCATCGTGACCTTGAAGCCAAGCTGCCAGAAGTACAACTCCGGCATGAGACGGTCAAGTCCCTTTTTGACATAGTAGACCGCTTGGTAGTGCAGCAGGCCAGGATTTACGGTAGTAGTTGCGACAGGGACGGAAGGCATGTGGCATCTCCGAGGTAAAGAATGAGGGTTTCGCCGGTTAGGGCAAGTCTCACGCCAAGGGTCGCTCGGGGTGCGCTGCGCTCAGAGAGAGGGTCGCTCTCACTTCACGTCTATGGATTGATAGAAACACAAGTCGTTTCTTTGTGCAAGCCTTTTATTGCGTCAGTTGCCCCATCATTAGCTCTTCAACTTGGTCGGTCGTCATCTTCCATACCTCATCAATGGTCGGCGTGCCTTTGCCTGTGTTCGCGGGGGCCGTTCCGGTGGGAGGCGGAGGCATTGCATTCTTCGGCGCAGTCGTGGGACGACTGGAGGTTGGAGCCGCCGTCATCTCGCCCTTTGCCTTTAGGGTATGGAAGGCCATTTCCGCTGTCTTTGCATTGAAGGGCAATTGGTTTTCCTGCAAGAACTGGTCGATCTTGTCCGCATCCGCCTGCGATTTCGAGAACTCAGGGACGGCGCGGAAGAAGTTCGCAGCTTCAAAGTTGGCCTGTTGCGCGGCCATAAACTCTTGCTGCGCGGCGGCTGTCCGCTGCTGCTCTGCGAAGGCGGCAACCAATTCTTGCCCGTTCTTGACGCCAAATGCGGGGGCCATGAGGTCGGCAATAGCGAGGGCCGTGGCATCAATCGGCGGGGGGGCGGCGGGAGTAACAGGAGCGATAGGTTCCGGGGGGCGTGAAAGTTCGGTGATGCGCCGCGATGCGGCTATCTGGGCTCTGGCAAGCTGGCCATAGAGTTCTGCATCATCCTTGCCGCGATAGACCTGCCCCGTCGCCAAGCGCATCTCGCGCTGACCATTGTCGAGCGTGGATAGGGTGAAGTCGGAAGCAGGAGGTGAATCAACTGGCGCGGCGGGAGGATCGGCGGGCGGGGCATCCGATGAAGCAACTGGGGCGTCCGCAGGCGGGAGCGCATCAGGAAATGCTGCCTGTAGTTCTACGTCTTCATTACCAGCCGGAACGGTCGGTTCTACTGGGGTCGGGTCGGGCATCTTGAGTCTCCAATTGTGCTGATTTTAGATTGTCTTGCGCGTCCTTGACCAATTCCTCAAGCGAACGCACGATTCTGCGGTGCTGCTGCCATGCGATGATCGCCGAGCGGCACTCCTCGAACTGAGTTGCCGGGGCGTTGAGCGCCAAAAGCTCCAACCGTTCGGACTCCATTGCCTGCATCATCAGGAAGTCGTGGAATGCGAGGGACTGCGCCAGTTCCGCATAGGAGATTGCGAGTTGGAGGCTATCGGCTTCCATTAGCCCATACCCATCGCCAAGCTGTCTCGAAATTGAGAAATGTCTGGACTAACACGGTTGGATTGCGAACCGACGGGAATATCATCCATAATCCGTTAGAACGATTCTTTTGCAGTCGCATCACTGCCCCTCCAAAATCTGCGATGCCTTGATTTCAGCGTCCCTTGCGATCCCAAGAACTTCATTGAGTGCCCCGATATTCGCGAGCGCGTTGAGCGTTGCCACGATGATCTGCGTCTCATCGCGCTCGTGGGCATCCTGCGACATCGCCCCGAGGCGCTGCTGCTGGAGTTGCATCTTCTCCTGTCCAGCCTGTTGCGAGCGCTGCTGCTGCGCCTGCATCTCCTGCGGGGTCATTGGACGATAGAGCGTCGTTTCCTTGAGATTGAAGGTATCAAGCACCAAGCCAGTAACCGAGTTGAAGTCGGGAACCATCTGCTGGTGCTCCGCCGCCGCCGAGATCGTCTCCGGGTTCAAAAGGTACTGAAGAACCGTGTTCAGACCACCTCCCTGAAGCGCCGCCCTGCTCTTCATCTTGTTCGCCGTCATCATATTGAACTTAGGATCGGCATTCAAAATATCCACCGGATCAACCTGAAACGTCTGCCCATCGGGGCCGAGAATCGTCAAAATCTGCTGCGGGTCGAGGAACATGCAGATCAACTGCCAGAGTTGGTTGAGCATGGGGCTGAGGACTTGATCTTCGAGATTCGCGACAAGACCGTGGACTCGCGTATTTGACGCATTAGTTTGCGCCTGCACACCCGTTGCAGTGCGATTGGCGGAGTTACCACCACTGCTCGGCGCACCCAATACGGCAAGGTCTGTGATACCAGTGACTTTCTGATCCCTGTTTTCGACAAGCTGCACCTCCGTAAACGCCTGCTGGGTTACATTGCCCATTTCGAGCCGCACCACATCCTTGTTGGGGTCTTCGGCCTCCCAGTTCGCGCCGGGTCGCAACTTCATCTTGCTTTGCGTTCGCGCCATGCCCAGTTTTGTAATAAATGGCGGGTGCAGGATCAAGTTCAACTCATCCAAGCGCCCATCGGTGAGGGTCTTGATGAGTTTTTGGCCGGAGTCGAGAAGCTCGGGGATCGAATACCCATAGAAACTGCCGAGGGCGTTAACATAGCACCAGTTCAGAAACGGAAGCGCCTGATACTGATTCGGCGTGTTCCTTCCTACATGCTCACGCCCGATTAGCCAGACGTGATGGTTTCGCTGCCAGTAGCGAAGAACTTCCACCCTTGCGAGTCTAGGATCAACCGATTGGTCTTGGCCGGGCTGATAGTTCACTCCTCGATAGGACTGGATCGCCTGACGTGTCGTATCACCATCGGTGAAAGTCTTTTGCTGGCTCCAGCGATAGAGCGTAATGTCGTCTGGGATGTCGAAGCCATCCTGCCCGCGATAGCTTGCCAGTTCTGCAATCGTCATCATCTTCCGCCGGATGCAGAAACCGGCCTGCTGAACGTTCGTCCCCCTCGTGTTGGGGTCGATATAGAAGTCCATCAGGTCTACTGGGTCGAGGAAGAACTGGCTCACCGTCTCCGGCGTGAAAAACTTCTTCGCATAGCTCGTCATGCGCCCTGTGGGCATCGGGAATTGTATCCCTGGAAGCATGGGGTGCTGCACCATCTGCATCTCCGGCTCAACCACGCGCTGCCATTGCACGGCCATTTCCTGCCGGGGGCCGTCCCATCCCCACTCCCAGATACCATTGCCTAAAACCGTCCCATCCTCGGTCAGCCGGTCAACACACGCCCGGAAGGACTGAAACTTCACCATGCCGCCCAAAGATTTCAACTGGTTCTGCATGAGGGCGCGGACTTGGTGCAATTGCGTAATGGTCGTCCCGCTGGATGCCGCCTCCACATCGAAATCAAGGTCTGCGCCGCAAATCGCATCAATCAACTGCGGCCTGAGAGCGTTGACCTGGGTGAAGGCGTGCCAAATCCGCATGTTGGCGCGGGGAGTTTTTGACCCGTCCCAGTATTTCTCGCCATTTTGCACCGCCGCATAGATGCTTGCCGCATTCTGCCATTTTGGCTCGTAATTCGTGCTTCGGTCGCTGGCCGCACGATTGAAATCGCCAAGAACGATGCGCTTGGCCTCTTCCGCCGACCACTCGCCACCCTGAAGAGGAATGCCGTCCGAGGTGCGCTGCTCATATCCCGCCATTGGAGGGGCAGCGTTCGCATCTGAGGCGGGACTCGGCACCATTGGAGGCGGCGCGTTGGGATCGACGGTCACAGGCTCACTTTATCACGCAGGCCAGCCCGTGTCCTTATCGACTTGGGGGTAAAATTCGCTTTCATCCTGGTAATGCTCCGCCAAAAGCAGCGAAATCGGGTCGCGGAAGGTCGTAGGGGGAGAGTATTCGTCCACTCGATTGGTTAGGACGCCCGCATTCACGCTTTTCCCCTCTAGCATGAGATCGGTGAGCGTGTCGAGGATGTCGTCGTGCCGATATTTCGGGAAACCCTTGATTTCCGTCTCAATCGCGGTACGATAGGGCAATGAATCAGAAAATCTTATGTTCCCCGCTTGGAACCAAGGTCGTAGGCCACGAATCTTCGACTTCTTCGACTGTTGGTTATCCGCTGGTTCCGCCTGTATCGGCAAGAAACGTCCCCTTTTCGACATCTCGCGCCTCAAAGTTGCCAGAAGAACACGCTCAAGTGCTTGCTTCTGGATTTTCAGCTTCACGATCCCCGGAAAAATGTCGAAAACCCTGAAAATCCACTCGATGACTTCCTCCACCGGCGGCCTGCCATAGAGCATGAATGGCACATAGAGCCGAGCGTTCGCAAACCCCCCCACTGTAAGCACAGTGAAGTCTGAATCGTGCCCTTTTACATCCTCCATCCCCGCCACGTCCAGCGCGGCATAGAGGCTCATCCTTGGCAAGAGGTTGTCCATCACCTTTTCCGGCGTCCAGATCAACTGCTTCACATCGTCGATCAGCCCTTGGCCTGCCACGATAGGATTCATCAAATATTGAGCCGCGAGTTGGGCTGGCCCTTTCATTGGGTCGTCCTCAATTTCCTTCAAGGCAACATACCCCATGCGCTCAGGCCACAGAAATGGCCCTTCCGGCCAGTTTGGGGCCGCAGACTTCACAATCAGGTTGAAGGCATCCGGCAAGCCCTTAGTCCTTCGCGCAGCATGGTCGTTGCGGCGGACTTGGTAGAGGTCGGAGAAGTCCCATGGCGTCCCCACCATATCTACCCAGCCCTTCAGGGGCTTTTCCACGTCCTCAGTGTTGTACTTCTCCAGCAAGTCGCCCATCGACCCAGCGTGTCGAATCACTTCGTCGATGCCATTCTGACTGCTCGAGTTGATCTTCTCCACTAGGTCATCCGACTTCTGCACGTCTCCGTGGTATCCAGTAATCGCCGACCCGACAGTCGAAGCCAGAACCGTAGGTTCCTTTCCTCCTGGCCCCAATTTCTTATTGTTATTGTCTCTTGCAGGGCAGGTGAAGCCACTCAAATTTCCCAGCTCGGGGATTTTTCCATCCTTGGCGACGGGGCAAAGCTCCGGGAAGAGAAGTCGCAACTGGTCGTTCAGAATGAAGTGATTGCGAAGTTCGATGATGAAGCTCGTGACCAGGGTTTCCGTCGCCGTAGTGAGCAAAATTCGCACATTCGGATAATTCAAAATCCATTGGATGCTGTGGGCGATTGTGACCAGCGTAGACTTGATATGCCCGCGTGGGAACAGGATCAGATTGTCCCGGTTTTGCTCGAAACCATCATTCGGCGGCAGCAACTCCATCTTGCAGAGCGGCTCCCACAAAACCTTGCCCTGCATCGCCTGCTGATAGTCTTCGACTGTCTTATGAAACTCAGTCGCCCCCGGAAACTTCTGCAACGCCGCAAGAATCGGCCCATGCACCCTTTCAGTAACATCTGGGTACCCCAGAATCGTGTTCGACAGCCACACCAAGTCCGTGCGGGCCTTATGGCGCTCGGCTTTCCACCACTCCAGGTAGCGACCTATGTTTTTTTCAGTTATCTGCACTGGCTATTTCTTTTTCATCGACCGCACAGCATCGCCCAGCCCCAAAACCTTGTTTGCCTTGCGGTCAACCTCAGCCTTCACCGCAGGACTAGCAAATCGGCTCGCCATCGCCTTCGCCAATCGCGCATGGTTCGCGTCATTCACCGGATACGACCTGTCTGGCCCCGCAAACGTCTTCGACGGAAGGGCATCACGCTTCGATTGTGTCAGTTTTGCCATGCGTCACCTCCCGATTATCATACCCCCGCACTTCTGCATCCTACCAAACGAGGTGCATCATGCCACTTGGTATCCTTTTTTGGACGATCTATGTCATCGCCATTCTCTTCGGCGTCTGGTCAAACTACGAAGCCGGTCAACCCCTCTGGATCAAACGCGCCGGAGCCTATGGCGTCCTATGGCTGCTCGTCGGCTTCCTCGGCTGGGCGACCTTCGGGCCGGTCATCAGGTAAGCCGCTACTTCTTCTCCTCCGGCTTCACTTCAACCTTCTTGTCGGCCTCAACCGCGAAGGTCTGCGGATTCACATGCCAGCCCGGATGGGCCGCGCCCCACTCGCGCATCACCTGCAACTCAAACTCCTGCGCGTCCTGAAACTGCTTTTGCGCCGCCTGCTTTGCCTTCTCCGCATCAGCAAGAGCCGCCTTATCTGCCGTTGACAAGCTCGGAACTGCCTGACCAAGCGCAACCCCACTCAAAAGCAATACCGCCAATAGACTCTTCATCACTTCTCCTCCTCGAAGTCTGAATCAAGAAACATTGCCTGCTCGTACCCTACTTCCAACAGTTTCCCGTCGGGAGGAAGTTCAAACACCCGATGTCCCTCTCCCATAGACCACGCACGCGCAACCAACTCGACCGATGTACGGCCACAAAGACGAGACTCCTCTTCGCCCTCAATAACGCTAAGTAGCAACCAATCCTTAGATTCCATCATCGTTTCCCTTTCTGTTCAACACCATACATCCCGCAACTCTGATCCCCGCACGCCGGCTTGCCCTTCACCTCGCGCAAATGTGAATCGCAGGCAACGCAAAGTTTGGCCTGCGAGAGAAGCTCCCTTGCCGCAGCCTGCATCGAGGTCGGCATGGGAGCGTCCAGCACACTCTTTGTAATCTCTCCAGCGCATATCGCCCGCAGCGCTGCCTTGTCTATTCCAGCGCCAGAATCGCCGCGTCCAACTCCTTCACCTCCCGGTCGATCTCCGCCCGCTTTTCCAGCAGCGCACTCCGGCGCTTGTTCATATGAGCCAGCGCCACCACTATGTGCCGGTTCAACCTCTTCGGATGCTCTTCGACCACCTGCGTTACTGCCATTTGAACCCTCCAGGTATTTCCAACATGCGTCAATCACCAACTGCGCGTCCGACACCCCACCACTCTTCGCGGCCTGTGCAATCAGCCGCCTAAGATCATCCGGTAGTCGTAAGGTGTAAGACACACTCATGTAAGACAGTATAGCAGAATATGTAAGACAGGTGTGCCAAATCACCAAATTTTGTAGTTTTTTTCGGGGCGCGTGTGCAGTCATGCCACGCCAACTCCGCCACCACCCACCCCCGGCAGGGTGCGGCCACCCCTACCCCTTTGCTTGGGACTCCAACCCTTCCGCAATCAAGCACATAGCGCGTCATGGGCAGGCAGGCGCGGATCGTGCGCCGATTGGGGGCGGATTGGACGAGCGAGGGTTGATGGATGGTGGAGGGATGCAAACGCAGCAATGCCCCGCGCTGGTGGGCTAACGGGGCATCTGGTGGTGTTTAGGCTTTAGAGGCAGCGCAGAGGCCACAGCGGTACACGCGGCATGTCTTTGGATCGTGCTGCGGTCTGACCCTGGGCGCACGTCGCACAACCTCTTGCAGCACGTCCTCACGCTTAGGGCTGCGGGGATCGTCGCAAGGGATGAGCGCACCTGGCGGCAGCAGAGACTTGGCCAGCGCGAGGACATCCGAATCGTTCCACCGGCGACTCTTGCACTTGGCGCAGTGTGTGGGCGTAGACGCACCGACGACCAGCCACTCGTGCGAGCACTGGTCGCAGTGGGCAGCTTGGCGTTGAACGAAGCTCATTTGTTCTCCCTTTGGTAAATCTGCCAATCAGTTAGTCCACCCGATACCACGTAGAGGCGAGGATTGGCAATCATGTGAAGGATCAGAGCTTCCATATTCGCGGCATACTGCAAGTCGCAGACCGGAACGGTGACTATCTGTGATTGCTTGCGCCACCATACAGACGCTTGCCAATGAGTAAAAATTCGCTCAGCTATTGTCCTCTGGTGTGGCATCCGAATCCTCATCGCGCATCGCCGGGCCACCGTATGCGCCAGGTTCTGGCATAATTTATTGCAGCAATTCTCGCAATTCGTAGAATCCAAGGAATCCGCATTAGGCAGCGAACCTCACAATGTATCCCATCCACTCGCCGCGCGGGGAATACACATCCATCGTCGGAGTCTTGCCCTTTGACTTCAATTCCACCATTACATCATCGGCCATTTCGATCTGTGTGGGCGTGAAGTAGAAACTTGTAACTTGCGCGATACCTTTGCTTATCATTGGTGTTTCCTCCATGTGTCTAATGTATACACATCATGTGTACCCAATGTCAACAGAATAATGTGTCCAACGTCAACTATTTGTTGCCAATGTAACCGCTATTCGCCACCCAACATCGCAGCAAGCCTATCCGCAGCAGGCCCGCTGATGCTCAGCGTTACGGTAGACGCGCCCGCAGTGGCCTTGCTGGACTCACCCATGCCCAGTAAGCTCGTAAGTTGTTCAATCGCTTTCTGTTGCACGCGATTGTCCGGCGCTTCGCTCACAGTGACCTCCTTGCCGTTGAGCGTCTGATTCGCCCGCGCATCAAGGTGTTGATTGATCTTATCCGCCACGCGATCCAGCGTAAGCCCTTTGCGCTCAGCGACTTCCTGAAACTTGCGCCGCATCTCATCGGGAGCAAGCA